AACCATATATAAACAAGAAAACCCGATGGCACGTGAATATGCATACTATCCGTATGCATTTTCCCGCCCTTCTAGTCATCTTTCGATATACTGGCAGTTTTGCCTCATGCTTAGGAGGAGTTTAAGAGTTTTAAATTATTCCTTGTCTTCGCATCCACGCCTCTTGATTTCTAGAGTGGTTTGCAACTTGCTCTCTTTGTGAGGGACTAAAATTAGCAAAAGTAGGTTCTTTCCCAGCAATCTGCCGGCTATAAGAGCCATGGTACTGCTTCGAAGAATCTCCAGTTATAAACTTTCCAATACTTCCGAAAATTGAAGTCGCTCCTCCAGCAATTAAGCCGGGGTTCTCACTCAATAATCCGCCACCTATCTGGATTAAGCCAGGCAGAGTATCAGACATAGCGTCCTTGAAACCATTCCAAATCTTACTTAACATTGAAGGTTCTAACGAGCGATCCTCAGTAGCACCTTTAACTATTTCTGCGACTTTAGCGTAAGCTGCAGGATCAGCGTGTGACTTATTTTTGCCTACAACAGCGGAACCAATATATTCCAAATGTTGATAGCATTCAACAGAGTACTCGTCTCCTGCAACCCCACTAGCCATAATAACAAACATAGATTTATTACCTCTTGGATAAGCAGAATCGTTAGTGAATTCCAAATCTGATGGTTCGGTCGGACCGCTGTAACATACAGCAGCATCCCAATCTTGTTCAAGAACACGATGGGAGGTGGTGTAAGGGTTAGATCCTAAATAATCCCAAGTTTGGCCATCACAGGAAACACTATCGGGGTCTTCATATGAAAGACACATTCCGTTTCTATCTGCTAACTTTCCAATATATTTGATTCTTATACCTCCACTGACGAGTCTATGGGCTACATTTGAGCTAACGATTTGTGCAGTATTGTAGGGAATCATGCTAATGTTTGTTGTAACAGTATTAGTAAAGGTTGAAAGCGCGGCTGTTTTAGTACCAACGGACGAAGCCGAGGTACAGGTAACACCCCACGCGTCATTAGCTCCAGTAGGTTTCCAACAGGTGTAACCTACTCCGGATGTTCCTAATGTCATAGTAGTACGACAGAAGACTTTAATTTTCCTTGAAGGAAGAGGAAAGAGATCGCAAGGTATACAAGCTCCGGCAACTGTATCAAAGGGATTCACCATCGCAGGAAGATAGTGCTCTACGCAATGGGGGACTTTATAAGCCATAACCATTTTGCGTGTTTTACTATCTTTCACGTTTCGAATACGTGAATTCGCCTTTTTCCTTTTGCCCTGTAATTCTTCTCGAACATCTTTCTTGACTTCCTTACGGATATCACGTTTAATTTCGTCTCTTAATTTCTTTTCTGCCATGTAAACTGTTTTAATATAAATTTTAAAACCCGTCCTCCATCCTTTGTTTTCATGTGCAGGGCTTGTTTCGGGTACAAGTATAAACCCACCCTCAGGTAAAAATAAAAAACCTGAGAGTAATGCCCCTAGGAGCAAAATTACTTGTCAACAAACTGCCTTCGAGTCAGAAGGGAAACCTCCTGATTCGAAACCAAGTTGGAGATGGTTATAGACTCTTTTGACACGCGAGTCTAAATTCAGTTCCTTAAGAATTTCCTTGTATCGGTAAAAATACTTGGGGTTATTATACATGAACCAAATTGCGTATTTATAGATAATATCGTATATTACCGGGTTGGTGCAAACCAACACTAAAATGTCTGCTATTCTTTCGAAGAAAACGATGGGATCAAACCCATTGTAAATTCGCACTATCGTACTGCAAACCTTCCCTAGCCGTGGGTAGGGGACATACATATTACTGCATGTATCAAAATAAAAGAAAGAACCGAGAAAACTATGTTTTGGGTCCAATCTACTTCCTGCAGGTTTTTGAGACCAGCATTCAGATGAGGGTTTGATAGTTAAACCAAAAAGACTGTAAACATGTCTTTCGTAAGTAAGGAATTCTTGTGGAGTTTCCCAATCCCAGTCTTCAAGATGAAGACCAATTGTTTTATCATCCGAGTAAATAAGAACGTGAACATGAGAAAATAGATAACTCAAGGTCAAAACAAAACCTAATTGCTGTGCCCTAAGGGCAAATAAATAGACTAGGATTATGAAATGAGCTATACAATTGTCCGTTGTGGTATTATTACTACCTGAGTTGTTTCCCGTTTTTCTTCGAACTATGAAACCTGTAGGTAAAAGAACCTCAGGGTTAACTCTGTTATCTACAACAAAGTCTAATTCTTTCTGAAGAATTTTTGGGCAATTCAATTTCGATCGCCTTATTTTATAGGTTGGTTCGAGAAAAATAGCCTTATCACACCCAGAGATGTCACTATCTTCTATAAAAGTAAATTGTTCTAAAGGTAAAACCATTTCATGGAAATTACCATACTGTTTAACAGCTCCGTATTTAATCCAAGAATGACGCCAATTATTCAAAATGGCTTCATTTTGTCCACCAAAGAAAAACTTTTCTTTGTAAATCGCTTGGAAAGAGGAACCAAAGGTGCCCCGAACTTTTCTCCTTTCGAGAGCTTCTAAAGGGAGCTTTTCTGCTTTGTCATTATAAGTATCGACCATAGGGATATCAACCGAAAGGCAATATTCTGTGAATAAAGAAAATTGTTGTTCAAAAACCTCTTCTTTTGTCTTGTAACCCATTTTGATCCAAGGGAGCCCGGGAGATGTCGTCATCTCGTAAGTGGAATAATTCCCTTCTCCAGGCTCACTCCTAATAAATTCTAAGTAATCGCTTACTAGGGCAAGAGTATGATCATAGACTTCTCCCTCTGGGAGCTTAGCCGGTATATCCATTGATTTTATTTGTGCTAAAAGATCATCATAAAGACATCTAACCTCATAATAATCAGCAGACTGCTCGAGAATTTCGAAAGAAAAATCGTCAACTTTTCGCATATCTTCAGTAAATTTCTTCCAATTCGGGTCCATTTTAGTAGTAAAATTTGGGCCTGAATTTGGGTAATTTCTAAAATAGTCGGTCACTCGGACCAATGTCAGGTGTTTGTAAGGAAAACGACTTACGTCGTCTTCGGTTGGCTTTCTTACTCGCAATACCCCACCAAAGGTATAATCAAGCTCTTTTTCCGAGGCAGCACCCGAGCCTTCAAAGGTACTGCTGCCCTGGCTTCTTCAATGCCGAGGGGGGGAGGAAAGTAAACTTTCCCTAATAAATTCTAAAATATTCTTATTGAAAACAACAAACTTGTTGCCCATGTCCTTTCCCATAGTTCTAAAGTGGAAGCCACTAGGTTGGTTGGCTCCTTCTACATAAATTAAAGCTCCACACACTCCATCTTCGGATTTATAATCAGCAATCCCTACATAATTGTCAATGTCTTTAACATTTCCAAAGCTAACAGATGGTTGGGGATAAAGGGTCATCATTCTTATTCTATCTCCAACTTTGCCCAAAAACTGAGTTATCGGAATAACTTTATTTTGAATCTGTCCTCTGTACACCCTCACGTCGGAGGTTCCGTAACGAGGGTCGTTAGGAGTTAGATAATGAGTCACATCACCACTATCAATAAAATGAGGGCTGTTATAACCTAAATAGTGGTCACAATACAAAAGACCTCTGAAAACCTTGTCTTCATTGTGGTCTGCTATGGGGATGCCATGCCCTAAAAATGATTTCTCGTTGTTGGCAGTGGTATCTATGAAATATATTTTAACTAATTTATTAATTTTTGGGTCGTCCTGGGGAACGCTTTGATAAACGGACCCTTTTTGAGCGGCCTCAAAGCCGGGCTTATCTTGCCTAGCAGGAGATTGTTTGTTTATTTTCCTCCGTTGTGTCTTGGAAAGAGTTTTGGAAGGAGGTGAAGGGGCTGCCTTAAGATCGAGAATCTCTTTATCTCTTGCTAGTAAGGTTTCTTTTAGGGATGCAGCTTCATTTTTATAATAATTATCATCAGCCCAACTTGTTTGATCAAATCTAATGTCCAAAGGATTCTCTCTAACAAATAGCTGTGTGTTATTTCCAGAAGCAGCTTGCTCCTCCATATCTTCTTCGTTAGTGTAATAATAGGTTCTTTCGATTCTATTCATCTCTTTTTCGACTTCATCTTTTTGTTTCTGAAGACGGTTCAGTTTTTCCTGCTTCCAGTCTGGCATGTCCTTTGCCGAGTGGTACTTTCTCTTGTCATTAGTTGGGGATACATCCAGAGGATTAGAGGTGGTCACTATGTTAGAATGCCCTTTCTGGGCATAATGCTTGGAACCAGTTTTCATAGCGTTCTTTCCTTTATTAGAATTTCCTGATTTACCCCAGTTACCTTTGGCTTCAAAAGTCTCAAAGGGGTAGGGGGATTGGTTGCACTCGAATCTTTCACTTTCAAAATAGGAATCAAATTTAGAGCGACAACTGTCATAGGAATTGGATAAAAGGTTGGAACCGCTTGATAAATACTCTGCTAGTCGGTCCGGATAAATGAAAAGGACCAGAGCTACGACCATGGTAATTGAGGTGATTATAAGCAGGGCAATATGTCTCTCAGTAAAGTCTGAAAATTCTTCGACTATATCCGAGACAATTTCCTTAATATAAGTAGAAAGTTTTCTCACAAGATTCATAGGAGTATCCCATTCTACATTTTCTGCACTCTCAATAGTAATAGCATCTACAGGAGACACATGAGTGTCAAGGGGAGTGTTAGTACAATAACACTTAAGGGGTAAATTCCCTAGTTCTCTTAGAAAACTATCATCATGCTTGCAATTGCAAGCTGCCTCTCTCTGGATCTCCAGAGTGTACAGAGGTTTCGAACACTTTGGGCACTGACGCACCTGCACGCACGATTTAGTGAAGGGTATACTTGAAGATAAAATCTTCTTCTTTTTACTATCAAAACCTACCAAATTGGCAAGCCGAGTGAAAATATTCACCACATGTAATGAGCGTATATCCAAGTCTTCGTACCCTAAGGTCGATGACACTAAATTGAGGGAAGTAGCAGCCCAGACCAGCATTATGCCAGTTTTCTCCAAAATGGTTTTTAGAGTAGGGGGCTTCATATTATTTGCTTCAAATTTTTCGGTTTCCTTAACCTTTTCGACTAACGCTTTGTAAACTTTATAGATCAAACCCAAGAACAAAAAAGAGGTAGTTGCTCTGAAAACGAGGCGAACAACCTTATTTATTTTAATTTTAC